ACCGCAAAGACCCTCGTTGACGACCCAGCTCTGCCCGGTGTCACTGACGACTGTCATTGGGTCGACCCCTGCGTTTACAAGTGCGATTGTAGCTGCTCTTTTTGCTTCCTGAAATGCTTCGTAGTATGTAGTCATTTTCTTGTCCCCGTCTCTGAGAGGAGGCTTAGGCCCTCCTCTCCTTTCCATCCGTTAGTTGTCATTGAGTAGGTGCGACCGTCGACCGATACCAAGTCGCCGATGTCTGTAAACTCGCCGTCGACCTCTGGGCCACACATAACGCTGAGAGCAGTGTGGGTGCGAGCCTCTGGCAAAACCAACTTGATTAGCTCCCAAGCGTCTCCGCTGTAGAGGTTGGTCTGCTGGTAGATTGCGTCACAGATTTGTGTGTCGCTTAGGTTGCCGAAGTTGTAAACCAAAGAAGCTTGTGTGTCTTCTCCTGTGAATCCTGTGGCTGGGTGGAAGCTTGCCTTCCAAGTAATTTTGATGCTTGTCATTTTGTCTCCTTCGTTGTTGTTACTCAGACTCTACTATTAGATAACAACGAGTGTCAAGCTCATTCCCAAAGTTTTTTTGCGTGTCTAAATCAGGTAAGAAGGAGGCTCGCACTCGGTCTTGTTGCCCGCCTTATCCAGCGTGTACCACCTGAGCGTTACTTGGTCTAATATCGGATGTCCCGGTGCTGAGAACTTAGAACTTTTGTGACCGTTGTCTCTGGCATACTCTGCCGTTAGTGCGTCGCTTTCCATCGCGCCATTGTATTCAGCGCAGATTAGTATCACGTTCTGTAGGTTGTCGGCAATCTTTGAGCCACCCATTCCTCGGTTTTGGACATGGTGAGGTACAAGCTGGTCGGATTCCCCGCAGTGCCAGCAGTACAAATCACGCGCTCGCAGTTTCCTAATCTCCGCCGCCTTCATGCCCGCAGCTCTGACTGGATTAGTTTGGCTTGCGTGCCAGAGGCCATGATTGCCGTTTCTAGACTACGGATTTTAAGTCTGACACGATTTGCTTCTGCTTTCCTCAAGTCCCGTTGTAGTCGAGCGTCGGAAGCCTCAAGGCGTGCGAGTGCGTTTCTGTCCGCAACCGTGCCTTGATGTTTGATAAAAGCTTTTTGCTCGATAGTGTCCAGCAGGTGTTCTGCTTCAGCCAATCTAACTTCGGCTAAATAGAGGGCTTCAAAACCCTTCGTGTTCTCCGCCGTCAGTTCCGTCAGTTGCGCTTGTATCTCTGAGGGAATCACTTAGCACCAACAGGTGATGGATGAGTTCACGGTTCCAGAACTGCGCTCTGTCAAGCTGTCCCAACCGAGCGGCTTGCAGGTAAGCGTCTTCAATTTCCGCCACCTTCGCCACTAGTATCGAGAGATTCTGCACGGAGTTTTATTCCTTCCAAAACAGCCTTGGGATAATCCGCAGCCTTAGCTTGTGCATAGAGCATCCGGAGAGTTTCTACATCTTCCAGATTAGCAGCTTCGCCTAACAAGTCGCGCACGTCGTGAGGCTTGGGAGTGACCCCGCTCTCGACTTTTTCCATCTCGGTTCGAGACGCTAACGAGGTCTTGTCGCCTGACCAACCAGCTAGGGCCATGCTGCGTCCGCAAGCTGAACTTTCCGCGTTCTCCAAGGCTGAAGTCTGATTCGCCCCTCCTGTTCCATCCACCTCGAAGGCGTGTCCAGTTGCCTTAGCTAAGTTGTTAGCTTGGTCGCCTGCCGTTAGATACAAAGAAGCCTTGACTACCCAAGTAGAAACGGCCCTGTCTTGTGGTGTCGTTAGGTTCTCTGTAACCATTCTTGCGTCCGGGTACTCTGCGTACACCATTTGCAGGCGCTCTGCAACCGTTGCGTATTTGCTCAAATCAAATTTAGCCATTAGTTATCCTCGTCCCATTCTTCTTCGTTTTCTTCTTCGACAAACTTCCAGTGGCGACTCATGTAGAACGCTTGGTCAATGCCCTCAATGTAAACCCGTTCAAGCTCTCGTCTATCGTCTAAGACAACTCCTGATACTGGGCCTGTAATGTATGTTTCCCCTTTGTTGAGCGTTACGGTATCTCCCAAAAAGACTTGCATCACTTTCCCTTCTTGTTTACTACTAGGTAAGGTCGGCCACCATTACGTGCTTGCCGTGAAGCAACACGAATCTTGCTACCTTCGTGTTCAAAATATGCGTGTTTCGCTTTGCCCATAACGGTTAGGACTTGAGACTTTTGCTTGTAAAACTCTGCCTCTGCTTGCTCAAAATTTGCCTGAGCAATAGATAGATTGTGTATCCCATCGACCTCAATCTCCTCATCGTTTATGTCCGGGTGCATTTCTCTGACCGCCTCATAAGTCGAAGCGGAGCCGTCCCAATCCGGAGCGGTTCCTTCGGTAACGTGCTTCCAGAATCTAGCAGCTTGGTCTAGCAGAACATCTTGCTCGAAGTCGTCCCACTCAACCCAATGTTCAACCCAAGCCATGTTGACTACTCCGACAATGACTGCGCGTTTGATTCCCATTACCGACATGTAATACCGAACCTGCTGGATGTAAGAAGGAGGTACTTCGTGCCAGTAGTTCCGAGAGGTCTTGACCTCGACTATGACCCATTCGCCATTTACCTTAGCCAAGCCGTCGGGGTTAGCGTGCATAAAGGGGCGCTCGTTATTGGAGTATGTTCCAGTGGAATAGATATCCCAGTCGGGATGCTCCTCCTGCAACAGTTCCATAATCGGCTCCTCAAATTTCTGCCCAAATCTTATAGCCCAATTCCAAACAGCGCGAGGTTCTATTTGCCCTGTCTTCACTGCCCATAAATAGTAAGCGCTCTGCCAAGGGCTAAGCCCCATAGCTATGCCAATCTCACTTCCGCCTAAGCCCTCTGCCCTAGCTGCGTGCCACTCGTCGCTACCTGGATTGAATACTCCGACCAGTTTTGCTTTGTTGAATACTTCAGGTGTGTGTTGTTCCATAACTCTCCTTTGTTGACTAGGCTGAGTCTATGGTTAAGCACGGACACTTATCAAGTCCCTACATGAAGTTCTTGAAACTTATTGACTTGAATGACCCTGAGTGTCAGAGACTGCCGAACGTTTTCTTTCCTGAGGACATAAGCGAACCGGAGGCTAGGGCTGTCGCCACTAAGACCGCCAAGGCAATTTGTAAGGCGTGTCCAATGGTCGAAGAATGTTTTACGTACGCCATGGAGACGCATCAACGCTATGGAATTTGGGGCGCAACTTCGCCACAAGACCGCTAGCTAGAGCCAATTTGACAACCCTCTATTAGAGTGGTTACCTTTTGCTTATGAACTCAGAACAGGCACTCACTGCACTAGCCGACGGCATACGCGAACACGGCTCAACGGCCTGTCAACAAACCGACCCGGACGCTTGGTTTCCTGAAGGTGGAACACCGAACCCACAAATGCAACCCGCTATCCAGCTTTGTAATGCTTGCCCTGTTCGGGAGCTATGCTTGCAGTTTGCGCTGGTCAACAACGAGGCGCACGGTATTTGGGGAGGCATGAACTCTCGACAGCGACAGCGCCTGCGCAAAAGCAATAAGGCACAAGCGCCCAGAATAATTAAGTTGTTATAGCTGCTTCTTAGTGACAATGGATGTCAGGAGTGACAACAGGGCTGAGCCTGCTGCAATACTAAAGAACCCGACCCAATCCACTGAGAACAACCCAACGGTTCCGCCTCCAAGAAAAGCAAGCCCTGCCTGAGCAAAAGTCTTGACTGCTCGTTCGCCTGCGCTGTTGATAAATTTTTTGCTAAACATCTCCATTAGTCCAATCTTGATTGTTATTTCTTCCGTCTTGCCATGACGCACTTACAGTGTACGCCGTTGTAATGATTGAAATGAGAGATACGCCACCTGTAATTAGTGTCACACCTACGCCCCACTGGTCAACAAGAAAAGTCAGAGCGCCGAAGACAATCATTCCGAAGCCTAACCTGTAAGAACCAAAGATTATTTTGCGCCTAAACTTCCAGCTTGCTCCGACCTTAGATTCAGGCTCGTCTTTTAGCAGGAACGCACCGTCTACCAGCTTGCCCATGTTTTTACGGATAGCGCTCATCGCCCGCCCCCGAACAGGTGCCAGAACCTGCCGCGCTTATTCCCACCGGATACGGGCTTGCAAATTTCCTTTTCCTCTACGACAGGAGCAACCACCGAAGGCGCTGGTCTTTTTACGGGCTTCTTTACATTAGCAAGAATTAGCTTGTAAGCGTCTACTTTGTCGGCCGTGACACCGAATACACCTTTGAGTGTCCTAGAGGCTGTGAGGTGTACGTGAGGGCCGGAGGATTGACCTGCGGAGCCAAGCAGTCCTACAGTCTGACCCTTGACTAGCTTTTGTCCAACCTCGTAGCCGGGCCTGTTGTCCATATGGCAATAACCTAGATACCAAATTCGTCCGCGCTTATCCATAGCGGTCTGAACTACGACCCAACCTAAGACGCTGGAAAATTGTATGAGGTGGATTGTTCCTTTTGCTATTGCCGGAATCCGGGTTCCACGTGGCCTTGCCCAGTCCGTTCCCGAATGACTTTGCATGCCGTGCGCTCTGCGATAAGCACTCATCTCACCGTAGTGAGCGGTTATGTATTTAGCGTCATAGGGCAAGCGCCAATCGGCTAGTCGCTTAGCCACTTAGTAGGCTCACTAACGCGACCGCCACTGCTCCTAGTGTTGCACCATAGACACCGTAGACAAGTCGAGCAATTAGCTCCACTTTGGATAGTCGAGTCTCCATGTTGGCAACCTTTTCCGGGAGATACTTCAAGCCCCGTAGCTCTGCGAACATTTCAATTTGATTCTCGTTGACTTCCATCAACTTCTCATAAACTTGTGCGTTAGTAATACGCACCGAAGTTGATTCGTCTGACATGGTTACTTGACTTCCACTACCTTGACAACGGCTCCACCTGTATCAGAGATGCAATACAAGGTGTCGTCAGCGTTTGTTTGAAAAACAGCGTTGTTAGTTTCGCTTAGTAGTATCCCGGTGCTTGCCGATACGTCTGAGCCTCCAACATAAGTTGCAGCGCCTTCGGTTCCAGACTGCAAGTAAACAACCTTGCTAGAAATGAATGGCCCTGATACTGCCGTTATTGAAGTGCCTACTGTTACGCCTGTTGAGACTACTGGCATTAGATTTCTTCCTCTACTGGTTCTGGTCTAATAGCTGGGTGAGTATCAGGTGAGTTACCTGCCACAAACTCACTTAGAGGGTCTACGAGTGAGGCGATAAACACCTCAGCCCAATCGGTTGCCTGAGCCGCGTCTGCCCACGGGGTTACATCTGGCCAGTCTGGTTGGAACATAAAGGGTGCGCCCTCATCGCCAATAGTGACGTTATCCCAAATCCTGATGGCGTTGTCTGTGTCAATTTCAAAGCGGTATCGTGTCATTATTTTCTCTTTCTGTTATTATGCCGTCACGCCGTTGATGTGCCTAGACCCAAACCCTGATGTTCGGCTAGTCCAAGTGATGCCATCGGGTGAGGTTGTTAAGGTACCGCTTCTACCGAAAGCGATATAAAGACCATCGCCGAATGTCACTCCAAGGATAACAGTAGTTCCAAACCCTGATGTTCGAGTTGTCCAAGAACTGCCATCGGTTGAGGTTGTCATTGTTCCGTCTTCACCTACAGCAACATAAAGCCCATCGCCGAATGTCACGTGAAAGATACGAGTAGTACCGAACCCTGATGTTCGGCTAGTCCAAGAACTGCCATCGGTTGAGGTTGTCATTGTTCCTGAGTCACCGACAACCAAATACAGCCCATCTCCGTAACCCAAGCCTCGCATACGAGTAGTCCCAAACCCTGATGTTCGGCTAGTCCAAGTGATGCCATCGGTTGAGGTTCTTAGTAAATCGGTAGCAAGAGCGACATAAAGACCATCTCCGAATGTCACAGCATCGATATTAGTAGACCCAAAACCTGATGTTCGGCTAGTCCAAGTGATGCCATCGGTTGAGGTTGTCATTGTTCCGTCTTGACCGACAGCAACATAAAGCCCATCTCCGAATGTCACAGCATCGATACGAGTAGTCCCAAACCCTGATGTTCGGCTAGTCCAAGTGATGCCATCGGTTGAGGTGGCTAACTTTCCACCCTCACCGACAGCCACATAAAGACCATCGCCGTAAATCACGCCATAGATACTACCGCTAGTCCCACCCCCAAACCCTGATGTTCGGCTAGTCCAAGTGATGCCATCGGTTGAGGTGGCTAACTCTCCATTGTTACCGACAGCAACATAAAGACCTTCTGCTCCAGCAGCCTGGGAGTTAAGTATCCCTAATAACATAAAGCTCATCTAGACCGCCGTAATGTTGCCGATTAGTCGGTACTCGTCAGTTGCCACACAAAGAAGTGTTGCGGCTGAATACTGAGCGCCGATTGTAAAACTGCCCGTTGTTGTTGAAACTTCTGCCGCCTTGATAGTTGCTCCGTCAGCGGTCACAGTCAGCGCACCTGCGCCGTCTGCAATGATGTCTACTCTTGCCCCAACTGTGAAGTCTGTGCTTGCGTTTACTGTGACCACGGTTGCTGAACCGCTTGTGAATTGAAGTGTCTTGCCTTCGTCTGCTGCTGTGGTAAGTGTTCGGGCAGTCGTTGCGTCTGTTACAAAGCTTGCGAGTAAGTCGCCTTTGGCGTCCAAGTCGTCTTGCAACCCTGTCACTTGCGAAACTGGAATAGTCACGGCAGACAAATCAACGTTTAGAGTCACATCGCCACCTGTGCCGCCACCTGTTAGCGCAGTTCCAGCTACTACCGAAGTTATGTCTCCGCCTCCAACCCAAGCAGAATTGTTGTAAAGCTCCAAGGCGTTAGTGTCCTGCAAGTAGCA